TCGATCGGCTCGATTCCTGCGTGCCTCGAGCGTGTTTTTTTTGTTGAGTTTCTTGATGTCAGGCAAGATCATGTCATAGTCAGCATCTTCTTTGGCGAGATAGCTGCAATATGTGTTCTTGCTTTTGTGTATCTCTTTGAGTATGTCTTTGTTGTTGAGATAGTTGTGTTTCATGAGGTTCCTATAATAAGACCAGTTTATATTAAGCGATAAATATTCAAAAAGCAAGAGGAAAAACAACCATTATGGGAATACTTGATTCGGTCACTGGATTTTTCAAAGGTGGAACAGCCAGTACGCCTACCTTTGGCACCGAAGATTTCATACCAGGAGTCACGGATGCCCCTGCCAAACCCAAGCTACCGGGAATCGTTGATTCGGCTCTGAATCTATTTGATCCCAGCAATGCTCGGCGCAGTATTTCTGGCCTGCTCAAAGGTGGTCTTTCCTCTCGAGGACCAGCTTCAACCACCATCGGATTCAACAGCTATGGCTCCGCTGGAGCATCAGATTGGAGAGTGCGTGTCAGCATTGCCGATCAAAGCGATTATTTTTACAACAGCTCCGACAACGGTATCATGGCCCCACTGTTTACTGGAACTGGGCAAAGTGGCGTGATATTTCCCTATACTCCATCAATACAGGTACAGCACACGGCCAGGTACGGTACATCTAAACTCACACATAGTAATTATGACGCTTACTTTTATGAAGGTTCAGAAATACAGGGCATTACTATATCAGGTGACTTCAGTGTGCAGAATGACGCCGAAGCCAAATATCTCATGGCTGCTGTTTACTTTTTCCGTGCTTGTACCAAGATGTGGTTTGGACAAGGTGAGCGAGCCGGCAACCCACCACCATTGGTATTCTTAGATGGTTATGGAGATCATTACTTTCCGCATGTGAGCTGTGTGATAACTAACTTCTCTCACACTCTACCCAACGACGTTGACTACATTGAGACCATGATCGATGGGGGATCCACTCGGGTCCCTACAAACAGTACCATTGCTGTGACCCTACAACCGGTTGTCAGCAGAAACAAAGCCACACAATTCAATCTTGACGAGTTTGCTCGTGGAAGATTGTTGAGTGGGCGGGGAGGTTTCCTATAATGGCTTCCTACAATAAAAGCAGTCCCTATTACGAAACAAAAAACTACGGTAATTTCCTGGACATAATGCAGATGCGTAATTTCCGCAAGCTGGCGTCTGACGTGAGATATCAGATCGATCGTATCTACCAGTATCGTCCCGATTTGTTGGCCTATGATCTCTATGGTGATGCTTCGCTGTGGTGGGTGTTTGCTGTGCGTAATCCCAACACCATAAAAGATCCAGTGTTTGATTTCCGTCCCGGAGTCGCCATATACATTCCCAAAAAAGAAACACTGATCGCCGATCTAGGGCTGTAATCAATGAGCACCAGTGAAAAGTCTCTCCGTGCTGTTGAAACGGAAATCAATCAGATAAACACCGAGCTTGAAGATGCCAACGCGGCCGTTAGGTCAACAAAAAGAAAACTGGCATTATTTGCAGAAACTCCCGGTGCTGATCCTGGTCTTAGACAAGAGTTACAGAATCGATTGGCCAAGCAAGAGGCAGAAGTCGCTTCTCTTAACACAAGATTGGCCTCCAAAGAAAAAGAAGCCGACGCCATCGCAGACGGCCAACCAACGGCTCAACCAACGTCTCAAGAAAATACCGCAGCGGCCAGTCAAACCGCAGAAACAGCGGTAAACAACGAAGAAGAATCTACCAGCTCAGACGAAGATTTCGACGAGGAATCCCCAGACTCCGACGAAGAAGATTTCGACGAAGAAGAGCTCGACGAAGAAGATTTCGACGAAGAAGATTTCGACGAAGAAGAGCTCGACGAAGAAGAGCAAGACAATCTTGAAAACGAAGACGAAGATCCCGACTCTGACGAAACCGAGGACGAAACCGGTACCGATTCTGTGGTGGGATTTGACGAAGATGGAAGACCCATTTACGAATCTGATGAAACCGAGGACGAAACCGGAGTCGATCAGGTCATAGGATTTGACAAGTATGGAAATCCAGTCTACGCCGGCGACGAAGTCGCAGACCAAGCTTCTTCAATTCCCGTCTATGTGCCAATGGATAATCCTTTACATGATTATGCATCTTATACCTATAATGTCAGCTTATTTGTGCTGTCCAGCGAAGACTACAACCGGGCAGTAAAAGGGGTAGAAACATGGGATCGAGTTGGTCAGTGCTTGATTGGCGGAGCCGGCAGATTCAATGATACCAATAGGCATCCAGCATTCCGCGACGACTTTTTCTTTGATGGGCTGCGACTCACCACGGTGGTGGGACTCAATCAAAAAAGCAAATCCAGCAACGCCATTGACATCACGTTTAACTTGATTGAACCTTATGGTCTCACTTTGCTTGACAGGATCATTGACGTGGCTGAAACGGTGAAACCACGATGTCGGAATTATCTCGAGCTCCCTTATCTTTTGCAAATTGATTTCTTTGGGTCAACCGACGACGGCGGCATGCCAAATCCCATTCCGGGTATAACAAAACGTCTTCCGATAAAAATAATCGAGTTGAAGATGAAGGTGGGTACCAAAGGTACCGAATATGCATTAAAAGCCATTCCATTCAATCATCAAGCACTCCAAGAAACCACGGCGTCGACACCCATCAATCTTGAAATTGATGCAGCTACGGTCAAAGATTTTTTCGACGAAGGCGAAGCCTTAACAATAACCAACACCGCTGAAATAGCTGCCTTTCGAGAAGCCATAAAACTTGACGTAGTAAAATCAGACCCTGCGGTGTTGAAAATCTATGAAGCACGGTTGATTGAATTGGAAAAAGGAGCTCGTGTCAAAGCAACCAGCTATACCGCAGGAGTAAATGCTTGGTACCAACAGCAATTGGTCACTGGAGCAAGAAAATACACCGACCAGATAAGATTTGCAGTTGACGAAGAAATTGGTAAATCATTGATCGTGATGCCCGATCGCAACGATCCAAGTAAAACTCCAGTGCCTGATCCGGGCACAGCAAAGGCGCGAGTGATCAACTCACCCAATGCCAGTGGCCCCGATTTCAACACTTCGGCATTTAGCATCAGCGCCGGTACGTCAGTGTTGAAATTGGTTGACATGGTCATGCGCAACAGTAGATATGTGCTAGATCAGGTATCAGATCCTGCCAGCAAAAGTGCTCAAGACATCGCCAATTCGCGCGGCCAACCTTTGCTTTGGTACAAAGTAGTTCCAGATGTGCAACTCAATCAATTTGATGCCAAAACCAATCGTTGGTCAAAGACCATAACATATCATATCAAAAAGATGATAGTCTACAACAGCAAACACCCAATGGGCCCACAATCCTTGCCCAATGGCGCTGTCAAGCAATACAATTATCTTTATACCGGATACAATCGAGACATACTGGATTTCAGCATTGACTTTGATGCATTGTTTTATACTGCTGTTGAAGTAAACCGCGCCAGTTATCAAACTATTTCTGGAGCCGCATCTTCGCCAGACACAGGGAAAGTCAATGATATACAAAATCCCAGCAATCCAGGATCAATACAGCAATCTACTTACATTCCCATACCAGACAATCCTGGTGCCAGCGCGGTACTAGATGGCAACCGAGACTCGGCAACAAAAACAGCTTCCAGCATACAAAACAGTATCTACAGCAATGCTCGAGGCGATATGTTGAATCTGCGTATCAAGATCATTGGTGATCCACATTTTATCAAACAAGACGATGTGTTGATAAATCCCGCAGACAAAGATTATGAAAAACTAACCAACGAACAACTGATTCCGGGGGTAGGCAGTTTGGTCATGGATCGCGGAGAAATTTTCGTGCGTGTAAATTTTCGCACACCAGTTGATGTCGACGACAACACAGGTCTGCTAAGACAAGACGGAAAGTACATTGAAAGCAAGTTCTCCGGACTATATCGAGTGTTGACTGTGGATTCAGAATTCCGCAGCGGCAAGTTCGAACAGGTATTAAATATGGTTAGGATTTTTGAAGATATCCTAAAACCCGGCGTGGTTGCTGACGACAGACAAGATGACTCGACTGCAGCGACTGCGGATAGAGATCAAGATGTACCAGAATCCAGCGACATCGATGATTCGTCGGGAGTGACCGGCCTAGATGAATCCACTGAAGACGAAACAGTCGAAGATGATGATTCAGGCGCATCATCGTATGGTGAAGAAGATGATCCCTACGATCCCGACACAGCCACAGAGTCGGAAGAAACCAATGAAGACGACGAGGATCTCGAAGAAATTGCCGATTCGGATGTAGAAGAAGACATCGGCGATGTGGAAGAACAACAAGCGACATCACCTGAACCACAACCAGCAAAAACAGCGGCACAGTTTGAAAATCAGCAACAACAAACCCAAGAACAAAAAGTGCGTGCTCTTGAGAGTGAAGCGGCACGCATTGACACTGAGTTAGGAGATGCCGAAGCCAGTGTAAGATCCACGCAAAGAAAACTGGATATAATTAACAGAAATCCTGGCAGCTATGATCAGACGTATCGTCAAGAATTGCAAAATCGATTGGCGACGCAGCAGGCCCAGGTCACAAATCTAAAATCTCAGCTGGCCGCCAAGGAAGCGGAAGCCGACAAAGCAGCCGAATAAAGGACAACGATGAGCACCGAACGCAGATTAGGCAACAGAATACCCAAGTGGGCCAACAAAGATTCTGCCACTGGCGTCAAACTAGATCCGGGACCATTTATCGGGGTGATCAAGAACAACCTAGACCCCACAAAATCCGGCCGTTTGCAAGTCTACATACCCGATCTTGGCGGCGACGAAACCAATGTGCAAAACTGGAGGACTGTGAGTTACGCTAGTCCATTTTTTGGTGCTACTACACAACCTGAAGCAACCAAGCTCACCGAATTTGAAAAAGTACATCATACCTATGGTATGTGGATGGTACCACCCGATGTTGGCAACGAAGTGCTTTGCATATTTGTCAACGGTGATCCGGGACGCGGCTATTGGTTCGCTTGTGTGAATAAAAATCTCAGTCATACTATGTTGCCGGCCTTGGGCACCGACGGCCCGTTTGACACGTCAAGAGTAAAAAGCACCATTGTCAAAAACGCCCTGGCTCAGAAACAAACTCCTACCTTGCCCTCAGCTGAATTCAACGAAAACGAACCCTCTAATATTTCTGATGGGTTCTTGAACAACAAAAAAGCCATACACGAACCACAGGCAGAAATCTTGATCAAGCAAGGACTTGATCGAGATCCGGTGCGAGGTGCGATAACCAGCTCTAGCCAACGAGAAACTCCCAGCCAGGTATTTGGTATTTCTACTCCTGGTCGACCGGTGCCCGACCAAGATCCGGCCCTGGATCCCAACTACGGACTGTTGCTGACATCTGGCGAGATTGATGAATCTAAATATGCTGTACGAGCAAGAGTCGGCGGCCACAGCTTGGTCATGGACGATGGCGAGATTGAATCTGGCCGCAATCAACTCATGCGCCTGCGCACAGCCAGTGGTCACCAGCTGCTAATGAATGACACCGAACGCATCATTTATCTAGCCAACAGCGACGGATCTGTTTGGTTGGAATTTGCTGGGTCAGGGCAGATTACGGCCTATGCCGCCGGCGGTATAAACCTACGTACCGACGGTGATTTTAACTTACACAGCGACGGAGATATAAATTTCCATGCCAAACGAAACTTCAATGTCCGCGCCGATGGAGCTATCATACAAGATTCTTCCAAGATAACACTCAAGGCCACAGATAATTTTCTCGCCTACGGAGGCAAAGTTGAAATAGGTTCCGGCGGCAATCTTTTTATCAGCGCCGACAGCAAAGGCGAATTTACCACACAAGGGCCAATGGTGCTGTCAGGAAGCCGCACAGATATCAACTCATATCCGGGTACTCGAGTCAAAGATCCCGGCAATATCAAACTCAATCAACACAATGACACATTAAGAGAAAGCGACGAACATCCTTGGCAAACTGCTCCGGGACAATTGTCATCGATCGTCAAGGTCGCTCCCAGTCATGAGCCTTGGCCTCGACAAAAAGGTAGTCCACAAGGGCAACCCACACGAGGCGGGGAAGAAATCAACACAGGCCCTCCTCCGGCCAAGGTAGAAATACCACCGGGAGAACCCAGTGGCGACCCGGGACCAGATTCAGCACAAGGGCAACCGGTCTCGGGTGCGTTAGATCCCATGTGGTTAAACAAGGCCGATGCCCCTAATCCTCCCGGTGGAGTGGGTCCACTCAGTCAATACGAAACCAAGTGCCTCATGGCGCAGATCGCCTATAGCGAGTCGGCCTGGAACTATAAGGCCAAAAACAGCCTCAATTACGTGGGAAGATATCAAACTGGTGCGGCAGTACTCAGTGACCAAGGCTACATCAAGAAAGATTATTTTAAACAATATCGCAACGGAGCAGTCAATCAAGAAGGTGGCTGGACCGGCAAAGACGGTATCAATAGCCTAGACGATTACTTCAACAGCAAGAGTGTGCAGGAGAGCGTGATGTATTCTCTGATGCAAAGCAATTATAAAACTATGGTCAGGATTGGTGCAATCAAAACCGGCGATAACAAAGAAACTGTGGCTGGTATGATACAAGTTGCTCACCTATTGGGCGCCGGCGGCGCCAAACAATGGCGGTTCACTGCCGGTGGCGCTGATGCCAACGGAACCACTGGAGCAGCCTATTACAACAAGGCCAGATATGCTGTGAGCACGCTGGCCACTGGTTCTACAGCGGCTTAAATACATATATCATGTCAATACTTTATCGTGGATTCAGCACACAAAACCGCAATAAAAAATTCCGTGTCACGGAATTTGATCTGGTACGCCAAGACTTGATCAATCACTTTCATATACGCAAAGGGGAAAAACTCATGAACCCAAACTTTGGTTCCATAATATGGAACACATTGTTTGAGCCATTGACCCAGGAAGTGCGCCAAGTCATCATCGACGATGTCAAAAAAATAGTATCTTATGACCCACGATTAGCGGTGGATCGCGTGACCATTGACGAATTCGAACAAGGTATCCAGGTGCTGATAGATTTACGCTATGTAACCACCGATCAACGCAATATTTTACGATTGAAATTCGATCGTGAAAGTCAAAAAATGACCATGGCATAATAATAGCCGTTTTTTACTCACGGTAAATAACAAAAACGGTAAAGATTATGGCCCTGACAACAAGACAAACAAATTTATTAGTCCAACAAGATTGGACCAAGATCTATCAGACCTTCAAAGAAGCTGATTTCCAAAGCTACGACTTTGAAACTCTGCGCAAGACCATGATCGATTACTTGCGCATCTACTACCCCGAAGATTTCAACGACTTCTTAGAAAGCTCAGAGTACGTTGCTTTGATTGATTTGATCGCTTTCTTGGGGCAGAGTCTGGCCTTCCGCACGGATCTAAACGCACGTGAAAATTTCATCGACACAGCCGAGCGTAGAGATTCGGTGCTGAAACTTGCACGCATGATCAACTATAGCCCCAAGCGCAATATACCTGCTTCGGGCCTGCTGAAAATTGATTCGGTCTCAACCACTGAATCAGTCACTGACAGCAACGGCACAGATCTCTCTAACCTCATTATTTCCTGGAATGATTCCACCAATGACAACTGGCAAGAACAGTTCAACACAGTTCTGAACGCTTCACTGGTCAACAGCCAGATTGTTGGAAAACCTGGCAACAGCCAGGTCATCAATAACATACGCACCGATGAATATTCAGTCAGTGTTGAGCCGGGCACTGTGCCGGTGTATCGTTTCAGCTCAACTGTTGAAGGCGCCAACACAACATTTGAAGCAGTGTCAGCGACCACCGGTGGAGAAACCTATATCTACGAAGCTGAACCAAAACCCACAGTCAAGTTCAACTTGCTTTATCGCAACGATAACCTTGGAAACAGCTCCAACAACACCGGTTATTTTGTCTACTTCAAGCAAGGATCACTCAACAGTGTTGATTTCACCGTCAATGAATCCTTGCCCAATAGAGTGATCAACATCAATTTTGACAACATCAACAATACCGATACTTGGCTGTATGCGTTAAGCTCACAGGGAGCAGTGACCGAGAACTGGTCCAAGGTACCTGCTGTGGCCGGCATTAACATAGCCTATAATAAAAACTCTGATCGTAATCTTTACCAAATCAATAGCCGAGTAGGGGATCAAGTTGATCTAGTGTTCGGTGATGGTGCATTCGCTAATTCACCACGAGGATCGTTTCGATTCTACTATCGACAAAGCAACGGGCTCACTTACAAGATCACGCCCGATGAGATGCAAAACATCTCTATTCCCATCACGTATGTGAGCCGCTTGGGTCGAGCCGAAACATTGACTGTGCGGGCCAGCCTTAACTACACAGTGGCCAATGCCACTGCGCGAGAAACTCTCGACGAGATACGCACCAAAGCACCTCAGCAATACTACACGCAAAATAGGATGATCACTGGTGAGGACTATAACATATTGCCCTACACCGCATTCAGTACCGTGCTCAAAGCCAAGGCAGTAAACAGAACCAGTTCGGGGGTAAGTCGATTCCTGGATGTGTTGGATGTCACTGGCAAGTACAGTTCAACTAACATCTATGCCAGTGACGGAATCATCTATCGCGACGAATATATCAAAGATTTTCGTTTTTCATTCCAGACCACCAATGAAATCTTTACTGTGATCTACAATCAGATAAAACCATTGGTAAATGGAAAGAGCCTGCAACACTATCATTATTCTAAAATAACAAGGCCTGCGCTGTCGGGGCTAGTGTGGGAATCAACAGGCACGGCTACCAATTTGAACACGGGTCGCCTGCGCTTTTCCAACAACAATACCATTGCCCCCATTGGTGAAAACTCGTCGACCACATTGAAATACTTAATCAATGGTGCTATGATACGGTTCGCAGCCGGCGCCGGAAAATATTTCACAGGGTCAGGAGAAATAATTACCGGAGAACCACATAGAGAAACCGATCGTCGTTATATCTATGCTGCGATTGTTCGCACTCAACAAGATAATTCTTTGTCATTGAATCAATTGGTTCCCAGCGGTGCTATACCCGACGAAATCATTCCAGCTTTTAAAAACAATCTGACAGATCAAATATCTTCAGACAATTTCATTAAAATCATCGCCGACTATGTTCGCACCTACAAGAACTTTGGCCTAAGATATGATGTCAATACCACCACGTGGCACATAATAGAAAACAATGATCTTGGTGGGGTATCATATTCGGAAATCAACGCCGGCGACACAACTGGCCGCGCATTGGATTCTAGCTGGCTGGTTAAATTTACCTTTGACGGAACTCAGTACATAGTAGAACACCGTGGACTTGATTACTATTTTGAAAGCCTTGTTGATACGAAATTTTATTTTGATGAAAAAGTCAAAGTCTTTGATTCTCGTACTGGGCGAACCATTAATGATTTTATCAAGGTGTTGAGATTTAATACTGAACCCGATTCTTCTCGTGCATTGACCAATGATCTATCTTGGTACGTTTATAAAAGCATTGTCGAGTCAGATGGTTATGTCAACAACAGTAAAATACTATTGACTTTCCCTGACAGTGACAGTGACGGTGTGCCCGATAACCCCGATCTTTTTGAATTAATAGTGGCGCCCAAAGTCAACCAAGCAGAAAAATTTGTGTTTTTTGTAGCATCCACGTCTTCGGATTTGTTCGAGGACTATCGTCCTGTGCCGGCTTATTCTGTGATTGCTGGGCTGCCCACTCGTGATGAGATACTGTCTTCGAGAAGTCAATACCCCAGTGGCCAGATATTTTACGCCAATCTAGAGAATAAATTTTATCGCTCATCGGCGGTGCTCGAGGAAGTATCTAACTATCGAGCTCGAGTTGGAAGAGCAGATCTAAATTTCCAATATCGGCATAACAGCCCAAATCAACGAAGGATTGATCCAAGCCCCAATAACATCGTGGATCTTTTTATATTGACAAAATCCTATGCCACTGACTATCTAGCATGGATCAAAGACTCGTCAAACACAGTTGTCAATCCCAGCGAACCCACCAGTGAAAGTTTAAAACTGGAATTCAGCAGCCTTGAAAATTTCAAAGCCATGAGTGATACCATCATTTATAACTCGGCTAAATTTAAACCTATCTTTGGATCAAGGGCCGATTCGGCCCTGCGAGCCAAGTTTAAAGTGGTCAAGAATCCCAATCTCATCATCAGTGACAGCGACATCAAAACATCATTGATTGCAGCGGTTAATGCTTACTTTGATATAGCGAACTGGGATTTTGGCGAAACGTTTTATTTCTCAGAACTCAGTGCCTATCTGCACAACCGCCTCAGCCCAGATATCGCATCGGTAGTCATTGTTGCTGCCGACAATAACGTGGCGTTTGGTAGCCTTTATCAGATAAATGCCGAACCCGACGAGATCATAGTTTCAGCAGCCACAGTGGACGATGTGGAAATCATTTCGTCGATCACAGCTTCGCAACTCAATCAGATTTCAGCTGGATTAAATATTTTAAACCAGTGAAATAAAAATGGCCACTAATAGAACTTTGAACTTTTTACCTGAGATTTTCAGGACCGATGCCAACAAAAAATTCTTGGCCGCAACAGTCGACCAGCTGATCAGCGAACCAAATTTCAAGAAAGTCAATGGCTACATTGGCCGTCGCGTTACACCCACATTTAAACCATCAGACAATTACATCGGCGAACCTTCGACTTCGCGGCAGAATTACCAACTTGAGCCCTGCGTTGTTGTCAAAGATGTTTACGCCAACAGTGTTGATTTCTTTTCTTCGTATCCCGATCTACTACAAAAAATCGAATACTATGGTGGAATAGCCAACAATCACGATCGTTTGTTCCGCAACGAATTTTACACATTTGACGGTTGTTTTGATTTTGACAAGTTTATTAATTTCAACAACTATTATTGGATGCCCGATGGTCCCCAGGCAGTAAATGTATTTGCTGGCTCAGTTGACAACGAAGGAGAATACCGGGTCACACGTAATCTATCTGTTGGCGGATTTAATTTTTCCAGCAAAGGAATCGAATCTAATCCTGTCATGATATTGAGTCGTGGCGGAACATATAGGTTTCAGATAGATCACCCAGAGCATCGTTTCTGGATACAGAGCGAGCCGGGTGTGTCGGGCAAGAAAAAAACTCAACCTAATATTTCAACAAGAGATGTGCTGGGAGTTTTAAACAACGGTACAGATCAAGGCACAGTGACTTTCCGTGTGCCACAGGCATCCGCTCAAGACAAGTTTACATCAATGACTATGGCCGCAGTGGCCGATTTAGCCACTGATATCAGTTATGTAAACATGCAGGATCACAGTCTAAGACAATTCCTTAAAAGTAATCCCGATGGCATTGATGGTTATCGCACTCCTTCCGATTTAGATGGAAAGTTTATAATATTCATCAACGAAGACATCGACGATGTCTTCTGGACCAACAATGAAATTTTTGACGTGTACCCCTATGATGTCATTGTCTCTGAAACCGTTCCAGTGACAGCAAGGCGCAATCTTTGGAGAATACAGTTAATTCCCAGCGGAAGAGACCATGTCATTAAATTAACTCCGTCGACTCAAGTTGAAAAAAGTCAAAAAGTTTTTGTTCGGCGTGGTAAGGAAAATGCATCTAGAGAATTTTACACCGACTTTGATGGTATCTACCAAACAGTTCCCAATATCACAGCCAATCTGGATCGACTTTTTTACCAAGATAGCCGAGATCCGTCATTTGTCGGCGAAATACGCATAGTCGACCCCGATAATTTTGTCATTGACGTCAACAATGATATTCTAGACGAAAAAAATTACACCAGCCCCAATGGAGTGGAATTCACCAATGGTTTAAAAATAAGATTTGACAACAAAGTGATACCATCTGACTACCGACTCAAAGATTTTTATGTTGAGGGAGTTGGTAAATCTATCAGACTCATTGGGGCGAACAAACTCATAAATCCCGAACCATACGCAGGTGATCTGGAGACTCTGGATTATCTCACAATCAATCGTGGAAGCAGCGACCTCAATGCATGGTCACGAAGCAATCGTTGGTTCCACATTGATGTATTAAAAGCAACAGCCGCATATAACAAAACCATTGGGCTGCCTAACCAACAATATCGTGCCAATCGCCCCATCATTGAATTTGACGCAGATCTGCAATTATTTAATTTTGGTCGGCAAGGTCTCCCTCCAGTGGATTATCTGGACTTTTATGTCACCGATGCTTTTTCTCAGATCGAAGGAAATGGCAAACAATACGATGCACTACAGCACTATGTCAAAGACGAAGTTGTGGTACTTGAGAACAAGGTTTATCGAGCCCGCATCGATCTGCAGCAGATACCTGGCAACGACAACAACTGGCAAAATCTCTATAGTCTTCCCATTTACAGTGGAACACAGGCGTATCGCCAAGACAATGTGGTAAGATACCTCGACCGTATCTATCGCGCCTTGGCTGTGACCAGCGAAAATCTTCCAACCAATACCACATATTGGGAACCCATAATATGGAATCGTGAAAACATCGACGAATATGATGCGGAGATCGAATATCAGCAATTTGATGCGGTCTACTACAACAACGAGTATTACGCTTGCATCTCCCCCAATGGTGCTTTGCAAATATCTCCTGATATTACTACCACTTGGAAAAAAGTTAATGTCTTTGTAGACTATTCGGTGGGCATAGCCGACACGATACTGGAAAATCAATACGCAGCCTGGCAAGGTAGATTATATCGTGCTGTGTTGGATATCAAACAAGATCCCAGAAACAACGACCTTTACTGGCAAAGTATCATTGACATTGTTGATGGTAAATCAGTGATATTTGCCGGCGACGAAGATCCCATGGTGCGCAATATTGTTTATCGACTGAGCATGGAGGACATCGGCAACGATGAGGACTACGACGAAAATCCGATTCGTATGCCACATCTCACCCCCAGTGCATTTATTGTGGAATCAAATAGTACTGTCATTGCGCTGGAAGGACTCAACACAGGATTAAATTTCTGGTACGATGGTAACCAATGGAAGAAGGGCCTGCAAAAATCTTCAGTGAACCAAGCACCATTGTTTGACGTCGTTGACGAAAATAACATCAGCTTTGGAAATCTAACTCGATACCCTAACTCAACCTTCGGCGGATCACGTATTTTTTCATATAAAACTGGCACAGGAAAAACAGATACTGTGCTGGGTTTTCCGTTGAGCTATCGAAATTTCAACAGCGTAGGCGACATAGAATTCAGCAATGATTTTGACAATTCATTGATGTCTTTTCTTGATGGTACAAGAGAAAAAACAATCAAGGTCAATGGCGGTTATCTACTGAATTACATCAACCGAGATGAAGCACAGACCAGGAATATCTGGATCAAGGCCAAGGAAAAATCTCATCAGTACCAGATCTTTTCTCACGTGTTTGATGGTACAACCAATTATTTCGAAGTTGATGTAAGCCCTAACGCCAGCCAGCAGACACCGTTTATCAAAGTATTCGTCAACAATGAACTGATCAAAGAATATCAATATGTCTATGAGGTAGTAGGCGTACGCCAGGCTGTGCGCATTCTATCATCTTTGTTGACCGTTGGCGCCATTGTTGACATAATGATCTATTCTGACTCAACATCAGAACTTGGCCACTATGAAATTCCACCTAATTTAGATTACAATTCTCAAAATGCTGATTTTGAGTATCTCACCCTGGGCCAATTAAAAAATCACATAACCAAATTGGTTGAGAACACCAGGATCGCAAACCAAACAGAAAACAAGTTCACTAGATTCCGTGATGTGCAATTTAAAAATCACGGTGGAACTATACTACAGCATGCCAGTCCGTCAATCTACAGTAATCTGTTTTTGATTGACAATGATGTCAATTTCGTTGACAGTATCGACTTGGCAGCCCGCGAATACACAAAGTTTAAAAATAAGTTTTTGGAAGCTGCCAGCAAGTTGACAACGGTCGACTCAACTAGAATTCCAGAAACGGTTGACGAAATAATCAAAACCATCAATGCTGTCAAGAACAGCTCGTTTCCTTGGCATTACTCGGACATGGTTCCTTACGGAGACAATCGTAGAGAATACCTAGATGTTGTAATCAACCCCGAGCTACGGCAATTTGATTTACCGATGGTCTTTGATGACCAAAAGCTCAGCAATCGTGCGGTATTGGTTTATGTCAATAACAAGCAATTGGTCAAAGATCAAGACTATTATTTCCCACAAGATCGCACCGCTGTGATCATCAGTGAGGAGTATCCTCTCGAAGCCGACGATTTTATTAAGATAGTTGACTATCTTGACACCAATGGGTGCTATGTTCCTGAAACCCCGAGCAAGCTAGGTTTGTGTCCTAAATTTGTTCCGGGCAAACTGTATGACAACACATATAGAGATCCAATATTTGTGATACAAGGCCATGATGGTTCGATGATTCCATCATTTGAAGATTATCGCGATGATCTTCTTGTTGAGCTTGAGACTCGCATCTATAACAATATTAAACTTGACTACTACAAAGGCATTGCCAACATACATGATTTTATTCCGGGAAAATTCCGTGATACAGGATATTCATTGGCTGAATTTGATCGTGTGCTTTCTCGTAGTTTTTTGAAGTGGGCCGGCAGCAATCAAGTTGATTATACCACGAACACAAATTTTGTTGCCAATGATTCTTGGACATGGAATTATTCAAAATATCGAGACACCATTGATGGCGGCAGAATACCCGGCGCCTGGCGTGCCATCTTCAAATATTTTTATGACACCGATCGACCCAATACCCATCCCTGGGAGATGTTGGGATTCAGTTCACGACCTGACTGGTGGAATGAACGCTATGGTGCTGCACCTTACACCGGCGGAAACCTGCTGCTATGGCAAGATCTCGCACAGGGATATATTCACGCTGGGCCACGACAAGGCTACGATCAAAGATACGCAAGATCCTCGCTATTATCAATAATCCCAGTAGATGAATACGGCGCACTAAGACCACCTAGTCAGTTTGCAGTCAGCAATTTCAACAGCAGCGATGCTGGGCGAGCGTTTTCGGTTGGAAATCAAGGTCCTGCTGAATCGGCGTGGAGGCGGAGCAGTGATTATCCGTTTGCTTTGCAACGCACCATGGCCCTCACGCAACCGGCTTTTTACTTTGGTAGCTTGTTCGATGTCAAAACATATAATAGAAATAGCAAGTTAGACCAATTGGTCATTTCCAACACTTTGCGCCGCGTGACTCCGGGGTCTATCAAAATACACGGTGATGTTTTGGATGGACAGACTCAGCTCACTGCTGGCTACTTGAATTGGATACGAGATTATGTGAAAAATCTCGGGCGAGACCCAGCAACAGTGTTGCGCCATAGACTTGATAATCTTGATGTGAATTTAGGTTATCGAGCAGCCGGATATACCGATAAAAATTATATCAAAGTGTTGGCCGAACAAAGCTCACCGTCATCGACCAATGACAGTATCATATTACCAGATGAAAATTATACCGTACATCTTAATAAATCCAGTCCCCTGAAAAAAATAATCTACAGTGCGGTCATTGTTGAAAAAACCAACAATGGATACACTGTATCGGGCTATGATGTATCTAATCCCTATTTCACCATTATTCCGAGCCTGGCCAACAACAATGCCTATGTAATTGATGTGATCAAGCAAAGAGGGGTGATATACCGAGATTATCAAAATAAAAAAGTAATCGTTCCATATGGATTTGAATTTACTTCTCGCCAGCAAGTGGTAGATTTCTTGATCAGTTACGGACGATATCTTACCGGGCAAGGAATCAAGTTCACAGAGACCGAATCGGTCTTGGCCTCTAAAAAAGATTGGGTCCTTAGCGCCAAAGAATTTTTGCATTGGAGTCAGCAAGGTTGGAGCAACGGCAATCTGATCATCTTGAGTCCAATCAAGGACGTTCTCAAAGTCAGCACACCCTTGGGTGTGGTTGACCATGTGGAAAATACCATCAACGGTAGCAAGATTCTTGATCAGCAGTTTTCTACCATCAAGAATAATCAATTCACAGTGGTTAGATCCAACAATGAATTTAAAATTTCTGTGATCGACGATCGCTCGATATGCTTTGCCGAGCTTGAAGTGGTGCAATTTGAACATGTGTTGATATTTGACAACAGCACAGTGTTCAACGATATCATTTACAAACCCGAGCTGGGTAATCGGCAGTTTCGTTTGAAGTTGGTGGGCAGCAAAACCAACGATTGGTCCGGCGAACTTAACCCACCGGGATTTGTTTACAATGCGTCAGATGTCGATCCATGGTTACCTGGTAAAGATTACAAAAAAGGTTCGATAGTAAACTTCAAAGAACAGTATTATACAGCATTGGAAAATATCATAGCTGCAACAGAATTCAACCAGGCTCAATGGAGGCTGATTGAAAGATCTGCGATCAAGACTGGGCTGCTTCCTAACTTTGCCTATAACGCTCAGAAGTTTGAAGATATCTATGACATTGATAATGCTCCCGATGATTCCGACTTACTGGAATACAGTGCCGGGCTCATTGGTTTCCGAGAAAGAACATATCTCAGTGATTTTAGCCTCGACAATGTCAGCCAAGTCAAATTCTATCAAGGATTCATCAAGGACAAAGGAACTCGTTCGTCAGTGGATGCATTGACCACCGCTAAATTCAACAATGTCACCAGTGGCCTAGACCTCTACGAAGAATGGGCATTGAGAGTAGGCGAATACGGAGCAGCTGAAAGTGCTGCACAAATTGAAATTGTTTTAAATGACACTGAATTTACCAATGATCCATCAACTATAACATTGACAGACAACGCAGAGTCGGCGGTAAGAGGTACTGTTTCAATCAAAGAAAAAGATTTGTATCGCAGAACCTCTCAGTACAAAAAAGATATATTTTTTAATCGCAGCCAAAGAACCGACACCTCGGCAGATATTGCTACAGCTGGGTTCGTTAATCTCGAGGATATCAGTGGTACAGTGTTTGATATCAGGAATTTCAGCGAACTAGATAATTTGTTACCAAGGATTGGAAAAGGATTCAAACTTTGGGTGGCTCGAGATTTTGACAACGACTGGAATGTATACCGCATCAGTGAGACTGATAACAACGTGTCGTCAGCCATCTACGATCTAGATGATCAAATATCTGTGACATTTGATAAACCACATGAACTCAAAGTCGGTGATATTTTTGTGATCAAAAATCTTGATTCGCTGATCGACGGATTTTATCAAGTCGCTTATGTCACGGACCTTGTAAGAGTTTCTGCGAAGATCTATAAAAATCAATCAGAAATAAAGAAAATCAGGAGCTTTTCAGGCAACGGAGTTTATCTTGTTGCTAAATCAATGCGCACCGACTCTTCTGCAAAAATCAATCAGATGTCGCCGTTAAATGGATGGTTAGTAGGAGACTGCGTCTGGGCAGATAACATTGATCATGATGGTCACTGGGGAGTCTATGAAAAAACCGATTCGTGGAAATATCAAGTTGAACTTCCTGTAGAAGCATCAGATCTCATTGGTGGCGATCGTTTTGGGCATGCAGTCAAAATAAACTCTCAACGAGATCTTATTGTGGTCTCTTCCCCGGAATCCGGGGAAGGTAATATAAAAACTTTCGTAAAACTCACTTCGGGAGAATTCAAGCAGTCTTCTACTTTCAGACCAACTCTGTCGCTGGATACTGCTGGATTTGGTGGATCTATTGATCTTGTTGACTACCGCGTAGCCGTGGGTGCGTCCGCCAGTAAAAACAACCAAGGCCGCGTGTTTGTCTATAACTTCCGCACCGAAAAAGAAAAATTCGATTTGCAAGTTCTTTTTGCTCCAGACGCCAACACAGGTGATCAATTTGGACATTCGGTGTCACTGAGTCAGGATTTACAATGGTTATATGTGGGTGCACCGGGTAAAGATACTGTTTATGTCTATCATTATGACACCAGCCTGACAGAACTCGGTACACATGTTTTAACTACTGAACCAGGACAAACAGATTATGTCTTGGATTTCTCTGTTGCCACAGCAGATTCGATCAAAGTGACATCAGAATTTGGATTGCCCGACTTGTTTGTCGGCGACGGAGTCACAGACACATTCACTCTATCAGCAGGATTAGTGGGCCGACGATTGCAGGTCATAGTAAACAATCAGCTAATGTCGGCATCAGACTACACCATTGACGGAGATACACTGACGCTGAATTCTGTGCCAGACATTGGAAATGTCATTGTGGCACGAATCAATCAGCCAGTGTTGCTGCAACCCAACGTTGACTATACAGTCACCGAGGACGGTGAGCTCAGTCTGTCTAAAGATCCCGGATTGCTGTCGATTGAGGTACAGCAGGCATACCACTATAAATTAGTCGATGAATTGGTAGGTACAGCTGGAAGTCAATTTGGTCGCACAGTAAAAACCAACCGTGACGGTTCGGTGGTTGTCGTTGGAGCACCTAACAAAACAATCACCAATGGTGAAATCACCTATACTAATACTGGTGCCGGATATATTTACACTCGTCGAATCGAGGAGCAATCTCTCAAAGCCAACCGAAGCACTTACCTGCCATCATCTGTGACAATGCCTTTTGTTGATTTGTTCGTCAATGGCGTGTTGTTACATTCCGCCGCCGATTATACACTGAATAACAATGAAATTGTGTTGTTGGGCTCATATGAAGCAGGCCAGACGCTGACAATAAGCACTTCTCAATTTGATCTTTTGCAAGAGATCTCAAGTCCCGATTTAGTTGATCAGGGAAATTTTGGATTTTCTTTGGACATGGATCATGATGCAAAATCAATCTACATTGGTGCCCCCAATTATTATGATTCGGTCTACAGCCAAGGAAAAGTCTATAGATTTACAATGAAATCGAAGTACTTTGGTACCTCGGTGTCGCAGATAGAAAATCCGGTGATATCGGCTGGGTCAACAATCTACGTAAACCGTGTCCCGGTGACTTTTACTGCGGCCACTGACAGCGGTGATACCACGGCCAAATCAATGGCCATAGATATCAATCGTTTGCCTGGAATAACAGCCGACGTAGATCAAGATGGAAGATTGGTAATTTCCACGGTATCAAAGGTCAACAAAGATCTTCAGCTGACACCAGCCGGCGACGATGCGCTAGAACAAATTGCATTTGATGCCTATGTGTTAGATCAAGAAATACTAGAACCCGATTTCAACGAGGGATCGTTTGGTAGCAATATAGTGGTAGACAGTCAAGGAGAAACAGTGTCTATCACAGGAAAAAATTCTTCGCTGACGCAAGCGATCACGTTTGATGGTGGACTTGGTTTTGCTGGTACAACATTTGATATCGGCACAACATTGTTCAATAAAGTGGTCGACGGTAGCGGTGCAGTCTATCTATTTGAATTGATTAATGATGGCCAGTCTGGCATTGACAACACCGGTTCATTGATTTTTGCCAACAAGCTTTCGTTGCGAGAAGTATATCCCGGCGATGAATTTGGATTTTCAGTGGGGTTACAGAAAGATTCGTTGGTTGTTTCGTCTCCGGGGTTTGATCCTTTGCCGTTGCCAGATCAATATGATTTAAAAGTTGACAACCTTGACGAGCTGTCCTGGATTGGGGTCAATGCTCTCACGATCGGTACAAGAGTATTGGTGGTATCGGACATCAGTAATCGAGGATCTTGGTCAATTTGGACCTACAATGGCGCACAGTCCACAGATTTCCGTACAAATTTTATACGAGATGCGGTGGGAGTGATTAAAAACACAGGATCGGTGCATTTGTACACCAACCCATCTTCCAAGAAGATTTGGGATCTCAAGCGCAAACAAGAACCAGTTGTGGACCTTGATTCTGTGAACCGACTTCTTATCTACAATCGTGACCGCAATACTATCATAGCTAACTTGGATTACATTGATCCTGTCAAGGGAAAGATACTGGGAATTGCCGAACAAGACATAGATTTCAAAACCGAGCTAGATCCCGCGATCTACACCAATGGAACCTCGGAAGTCGTGATCGACCAAGGCATGAGATGGGGCGAACAGCAGGTCGGGATGATCTGGTGGAATCTCAGCAAGGTTCGATATCTTGATTATGAACAAGATGACTTGATTTATAGAACCAAGAACTGGGGAGCAATCTTCCCGGGGTCCGAAATTGAAATCTGCGAATGGGTATCGAGTTCGGTTCCGCCCGAGCAGTACGCAACACGCGGCGGTTCGGGAATTCCAAAATACAATAATCAGGCCTATGTGGTTGACACTGTGATAGATTCTCAATCAGGAATCCTGAATCCTCGATACTACTTTTGGGTCACAGGCAAACAAGATGTTTCAGTGAGTCGAAAGCGCAACAGTTGTGCCGCTATCGCTGACATCATCGAAAATCCCAATCTCCAAGGAATACCGTATGTTGGTATTTTAAAGAGCAATGCTCTTGCTCTCTACGGTATCAATGACTATCTAACAGGAAACAGCGTTATTTTGCAAATCGACTACGCCAATGCACCTAACTCAAATATCATGCACACTGAATTTGAACTGGTACAGGAAAATCGAAGAGAAAGCGAGATACCTAACAAAATTGTCAATAAAATGGTTGATAGTTTGGCCGGCATCGATCGCATCGGTAACGTAGTTCCTGACCCCACACTCAAAGACAATGAGCGAGTTGGTATCTCTTATCGACCACGACAAAACATGTTCCGGGACCGTGCCAGGGCACTAAGAAGCGTGATTGATTTTGTTAATCGCATATTTTTGGCCTATCCGGTGGTGAGACAATTCAACACCAATGGATTCTTTGGCCAAGATCCTGTGCCAACTTCCTCGGGATATGATCGCAAGGTTTCCACGGTAGACGAGCTCGGGTATATTGAAACCAGTGAAATCGAAGTTGGTTATCGAGTTCTAATAGAAAATGATTCTACCAATGATGGACTTTGGACAGTCTGGAGGTTTAACGGTAGCCAATTTGTGTTGTCGAGGATACAATCTTATAAAACCAATTTATACTGGGAATATCGTGATTGGTATGCCGATGGGTTTGATCCTTCAACAAAAATCACTTACACCGTGGATTACGAAAAAGATATCGGGGCAATCAATTTACGGCCCGGTGATATCATTGATGTGAGATATGATCAACAAGGGCAAGGTGTAACTTATCGAGTGCAGGATGATTTTTCGTTGCTCATGGTCGCGTTGGAAAACGGTACCATACAATTTTTACCCAATCTCTACGATATCAACAACGATGGAATGGGATTTGATTCGTCAAATTTTGATAATGTGAGATATGATAAAACTCCTGGTGTTGAAATAAGACAGATATTGGAATCAATCCGCAAGGACATATTTGCAGGCGAATTCAAGCAGGAATTCAATCGCATGTTCTTTGTGATGGTAAACTATTTGTTGACTGAACAAAAACATGTGGATTGGATATTTAAAACCAGCTTTGTAAATATCGTCCACAAACTGCGAAAGCTTGATCAATACCCCAGCTTCGTTCGAGATAACCAAGATTATTATATTGATTACATCAATGAGGTCAAGCCTTATCGCACACAGATACGAGAATATCTACTGAACTACGATGGTATCGATGTAGTTAGCGGAAATGTCAGCGACTTTGATCTTCCGGCCTATTACGACAAAATACTAGATCAATATCGTACCCCCAATGGTGAACGAGACAGCGACGAAGATCTGTTATCCAACACCGAATATCGTGCTTGGAATCAATCTCATCAGCTAGTGGTTGATCGGATCATTATTGAAAATCCAGGATCGGGATATACTGTGATTCCAGAGATAACCATTGAAGGCGGTGGCGGACGCGGAGCCAAAGCAATCGCGACCATTGATTTTAACGGTCTGACATCGGTGGTAATCACCAATCCCGGCAGTGGATATACATCCACTCCTCGCGTAGTGATCAATGGCAACGGTTCGGGTGCTGTTGCATATCCATTGATGAGAAACGTACACACAGGCAACAATCAACCAGGGTATAATCTAGTACGGTCATTGAATTCAAATATCAAGTTAGATCGCATCGCCTACGACACCCAAATACCTGCATGGACTGCCAACTCTGAAATTTTTTCAGATCGTGTTTCTTATTTCAATGACGTCTATAAAATCAACGAGCCAAACATTTATGTTGTTCCGGTACAGTTGTCGGGGATCGAAACATTTGATGTTGAACTTATCTCGACATTTCAGGTAGAAAACACAGATCTTACTCCATCCACAGTGATCAATCTCAACAATATAGAAGCTGTGTTTGGTATCGACTACAGCATCAACATGGAAGACAACACCATCACCTTACTAGATCCTCAATTGGAGGATGAAGTATCTATAAGATATGTTGGTGACGAGGGTGAGGATCTCTACGAAACGTTCTTGGTCGAAACACCTCGGGTCTATCAACTCAATAAATCTGCCAGGGTATATCTCAACGACCTAGAAAATATCGAGTATCAGGTCTATCTTGGAGATCAGCTACAACCAATGTCTCAATATGAATTTTCCGAAGATCTCAAGACCCTTGAATTTATTGATTATCCTACCCCGGGTTTACAAATCAAAGTAAACGTTGAAAACGATGTGATATTCACTGTTTCTCCCGAAGATGTGCCTGGAGCGATCTACGACAGCGAAAGCGACAGTTGGAGCGCGATCATTGGTGGCAAAGTGACACCCATTGGTGATATCAATAACATCGCGATCGGACAGCGTGTGCGCGGTTCGGGAATCAATGATTTCAACAACACTGTTTCGGTACAGGAAAAAGACAGTGGTACTATAAGACTGCAAAGCGAAACAAAGACAAGAACAACACGCGGGCGCTGGGAGGGCAAGGAATGGGTACCGGGGAACGAAATAACCTATAGAGATCCAGCCGTCCTAGTGCAGGGAAAAAACACCATTGAGCTGTTATATTTCGTTAGCCCAATAGTCACAGAAAGATTCTTTGACTATCGGCTGTTCACTCGAGTCAACGGCGACGAAGCAGGTCACGCCATTGATCGTGCTGTGGCCTATTATCAACCAGTTGAGGGCGGGGAAGGCCAAGATCCCTCCCAAGTAATCAAAGGTATCACATATCCTGGGGTACGGGTGCAAGGTCTGCCATTCAGCCAAGATGAAGAATTGAGATCAGTGTCGGCTCTCATTGACTCGCATATTTCTAGTCGGTATCAAGATATCGCGCTTGGAACCAGGCCCGAGGATATCACAATCACAGGTGGTGCTTATGTAGACCTCTACAGCAGCCATGCACCCGAAGAACTGGTTCCGGGCATGATCTTTGACAGCTTGAACATGCAAGTTTTCACCAAACCTATCACTCCTTGGAGTTCAGGCGATGATGAAAGATTCGTAGCCAATGGGTCTACCACGGATTTCGTCTATACAAATAATCTGCTCAATGACTTGAACACTGTGATTTTAGTGGGTGGGCAGCCTGCAGCAAACGGAATTGATTATGTATTTTTTGGAAATACGATAGTATTCGAAGAAGCCCCACAAGCCGGCAAAGAGATCCGTGTAGTGGGGTTTGACGTCACTGGAAAACCCTTGGCCTATAGGATCTTCCATGACATGGCCGAAGATCATAATTACTATCGTATCGCAGAAGCATATTCGACCACATTAGCTCAACCATTGACGATTACAGATACCCAGATACGTGTAGTAAATGCATCGGTGTTATCGCCACCGACGAATCGTCGGCCCGGAGTGCTGTTCATGGGCGGAGAAATGATTACGTTCCTGGAACTCGATACGGTCAACAATCTCATAAAACGCATACG